CGAGGAGGAACTGGAGGAAGGAGAGGATAAACACGAATCTAACGAAAGTACCCTGATACACCATAACAATCTACTGGGAGACGCAGCGCTAGCTGTTATCGTGGCTCAACTCAAGAACCCTGCAACTACACCAAACACGACAAAAAATTCACTTACATCTGAGACAGATGAGGTGGATACTCTGGGATGTTCCGAGATGGACACTCCAGAGGCCACTGAGGTCGTTAGCTCGACACCGGAGGAGGACATCGAATCCGACCCGGAACCGGAGGAACCTGAGAGCGAGAGCATCAAGGGTCCCTTCAGTGATCTCAAGTGGTACACAACCAAGAATATGATTATCTACAAGGACAATGAGCTACGCTGTCGGAACGATAAACCATGGTGGCAAAGAATCATGGATCATACTCCATTCATGCAATCCCAACCTTCCACCTCCAGTAATGAGGCAGAAGGTTTTGTATTAGCCTCTAAACGCATCGATCTCATCAACGAGAAAAGTGCTTATAGATGGTTCTGTCAGACAGAATGGCGAAACACGGAGACACAGATCGAGACGGATCTACTGAGTAATCGGTACACTGTCAAGAATCTTAAACCTATTTTCGTCTCAATTGCACAGGATATTCTCGTGAACAAGAGTCTTTTCAAGAGGACACTTCTCGAGGACAATGTATTACGCAAAACCGCGTACATGTGTATCACACACCTCGTCGCCGAACATCCGTTCAACGAGAAATGTATCAAGTTAAGCGCTACAATCATGAATGACACCATCAACTTCATAGCCAACCAACTCCTGATTAGAGGATTGGAGTGGAGGAGCCACACCAGTAAGAGCACTGGTGAGGTCGGCTATAATACCATTAGAGAAACCGGAAATCCAATCAAACGGTTGTACAATCTAATAAGTGGTCGGCGAGCTAGAAGGTCTATAAGAAGATCGACAAGCGAGCCAAGGAAAAGCGGAGCAAGCCGCCTTTCAGGATCAGGGGTCGTACAAGTCCAACATCACCCAGCGACCCCTCTTCCGAATCGGTAACATCTTACAAACGAAACTCAAGAAAGAGTATAGATACAACCGAGGTTTTAGGATCATCGGCCAGCGAGGCCGGCAATTCTTTAACGACCGTTTAGGGTTATTAACCTTTCCTCCAGCATCACTCTCTAAGAGAGATGGATATTACAAAACCGCCTTTGGACCATGTTGTTCCCACGACGGTGTAATTTACGGAGATAGTGACGAGAATTTCACTTATGGTTTTACCAGACTAACCGGGTTGCGCG